ATAAAATAAACCGTCATCACCGTTTCTTACACAAATTAATACCCAGTTGTATGGAACATCTTGACCAGACGTGTAAGACATAACACGGAAGTTACCTGCAACAGAACTACTTGCAGAACCGAGAGGTAAAATATAATATAGGGCTTGCCATGATGCTAACGGGATGCCAGCGCCAGTTGCTGTAACGTTGCCTGCACCACCAACACCTGTAATTGTACCTGATGTTGGGCAGTTAATGTCAAAATAACCGCTGGTTGCGAAGTTACTGCTGTTACCATGGGAAATGATAATAAATCGCGTGCTCCAATAAACGTAACCGCTACCATCAACTGTAATTGTACCCCCACCAGACATATTAAATGCAGCTTTCATAGATGGCGAGAAAGATGCTTGAACAACACCATTATATTGTGTAGAATTTGTAGCAGAAGAAGCTGAACCCGCTGCAATAGAAGACTGATTCATCCATGTCGGAGCACCAGCTCCGTTAGATCTTAAAACCTGACCAGAAGAACCAGCTGCTAGATGCGCTGTAGTTCCAGATGCGCTGTTGTAAGGAATAGTACCTGCGGCACCGCCAGCCAAATGCGTTGCTGTAGTTGCAGAAGTTGCTGCACCAGATAATGTCGCAGTAATTGTACCAGCTGAAAAGTTACCAGAAGCGTCGCGCTTTACAACTTTGTTGGCAGTATTTGTAGATACGCAGTCTGCAGTTTCTTGTTTTGCCGAGTTTATATTGATAAAGTTGTTATCAATTTCAGCATTTGTTAATGGTGCATTTTTAACTGTTGCGCCAGTACCAGCTGTTACACGTGTGGTAATAGAAGCCATTTACTTAGTTTCCTGTTATTATTTCATTCCAATGTGAGCTTTAATAGCCTTTAATTCTTGGCGAAGTTCTTTAATACCTTCAACAAAAAGTGGAGCCAAACGTTCATATCTAATCGTTAAGTATTTATCATCAATTGGAGCAGGGGCAACAATTTCTGGTAGAATCTTTTGAGTATCCTGCGCAGATAAACCGACTTCTCGTTTTACATCATAACCAAGAGCTTGCGCAGTTTCATTCGCTTCATAATAGAAGCCCGCAAGTTGATCAATTTTATCTAAAGCATTTTCTAAACCACCAAGGCGAGTTTTTAAACGGTCGTCGGAGTAGTAAGCGGTTACGTTATTAGTTGCGCGAATTTCACCAGCAGTACCTGAAGCGCCAGTACCAACGCCGAGGCTAGTTAAGTGAGCAGAACCAAATCTATTATCAGATTGTCCAATATCACCAGAAGCGTTAGTTCCAGTTTTAGTAATAGAATCTAATGTAATATATCTTGTATAAACGTAACCCCAACGGTTGTTTGATTGTCCAAGATTACCAGTAGCATCAGTTCCTGTTTTAGTGATAGAAGCAATACTCGGTGAACTATTCAATCCGATAGTAATATCACCAGCAGTACCGTCTGCGTTTGTTAAGTCTAGAGAGTTGCCAGCGACGAACTTTCGCACAACAGCTGAGTTGTCTGTTTTTCTAATAACAAAACCGTTACCAGTTGTAGCGCCAAGACCAGTAAGAGTTGCATTGTATGCTTGAATATCTGAACCAATAATCAAACCCAAGTTTGAACGAGCGCCAATCGCATTGGATGCGCCAGTACCGCCATCAGCAACTGCCAGGTCTGTGATACCAGTAATAGTACCGCCAGTAATATCAATGGTGTTCTTATTTTGAACTGCCATATTACCGCAACCCAAGTTTGTTCTTGCGTTAGCTGCAGTGTTCGCACCAGTACCACCGTGGTCTAGCTGGACGATACCAGAAACGTTTGTAGCGTTACCTGTCCAAATACCTGTACCGTTACCAGTGATATCACCAATAACGTTGCCGATATGCAAACCTTGGAATTGTGTTGCTTTTAAGTTACCAAGTGCATCTCTAATAGCGACAGTATCAGCGTCTGCGTTTTGAGAAGGATACCACCCGTGAATTTTGTCAGTATCTAGCGTTGAACCTGCGCCAGCGTTTCCATCTAACAATTCTAAGATGTTAACTGCATTGAACGCTGCATTGTCCAACTTTTGACCTACTTCGTCGTTTAACGCTGAAAAGTTAAAATCAACCTCAGCGATTGTTAATGGACGCTCTTTGTCCTGACGTAAGTTAATAGCTGCCATGAAATACCTTTACTTGTTAATTATAGCCATTAAAAGTGTTTTAATGTCTTTCAAATCTTCTTTAATATTATTTATTTCAACTGTTAGACCTTCAACAGTTTCTGTGGTAGATTGTTGCTGTTCTTTTTGATATTTCAAAATGTTACGAGTTGCAATATAGTTTTCATATGAACGTTTGTCAACGTTCACGACACCTCCAGCGGAGGTGTCTTTCTTGAATTGGCTATATCCTTCTACTTTAGCGAGGTTGCTCATGATAGTGCAAGAATTCGTAAGTTCTTGATCATAGGAACAGAAGTCGCAGAAGAAGATTTCATAACAATCTTGATTTGAATGTTAGTGTATGCAGTCATACCACTCATATCAATAGTACGTTCAGTGAATACGTTCTCTGCGTCAAAAGTTGTATTAACAAAACCAGTATCGCGATATGGTAGTTTTCTTAGATCTACGTCGCCAGTCCAAGTTCTGTAATAAACTTTAACATCAGAGTGGTTAACGATAGAACCGTCGAAAATAACCTTCAGTTGGTCAGCGGCAGTTGCAAGAGCAAGAGTTCTTGTAATATAGTTAGCTGCATTATGAGAACCGATTGGAGCAAAATCATCTACATATTTATCTTGCATAGTGATCTTGAAATCAGTATCTGTTAGCATGCTAATGTTACCAGTTGCGCCGAACGCTGGGGTGACATAAACACGAATAACATCAAGTTCAGTGTTACCCGCATATGTGGTGCTATCGCTGCTAACATCAACAAACTTGACAACATAGCTACCATCAACACCTGTTAGAGCGTTAGAGATTGTTATATTCTTACCAACGTTGGCTTGACCTAGTAAGTTATCCGCAGTATCAATATTAGTGCGGATAACGCCAAGAGTTTCACCGTTATATGTTGCAGTGTCGAAGTATAAAGTTGGAGAAGAACGAACTTTGTAAGTTCCGCCAGTAACTGCAACTGCTGCATTTCCAGTTAAAGTAAGAGATGTATTGCTTCCGTTTACAGATTGTACAGTACCAATCAGTGTACCAGCAGAGTTGTGTAAAGTATTACCTGCCACGATTTGTGTACTAAACAAAGTACCAACGCCAGTTACAGTGGCGCTTGCAGTTGTTGTAGTTATAGTACCAGCGGGAGCAGAGTTCTCAATATCAGTAGTTACTAGGTCACCGTATGTTAACAGAGTTCTAGTGTCGATAGCTGCAACGTTAATAGTTGATGCAGTGTCGTTATCAATTCTATTAGTTACAGAATAAGCAGAAATCTTTTGAAGGTCAATTGCAGGAGATACGTTTTCGTTAGAAGAAGTAAGAATTGCTTTAACCAACACAGAAGATTTTTTCTGCAGAGGAGACTCGGAGATTACAGTTTGGTTGTCATAAGAGCAAATATGCTGTCTAGCTTTAAACAGTGTATTTGAGTTAGCAACAACTGGAAGATACTCTGAGAATACTTTGTCTTCACCTTCAGTTTGAATATAATAATCAATCTTTGTTTCTTGGAAAGATAGATCGGAAGTCTTCAAATACATTGAGTCCATCTTAATGCTTCTAGAGCAACGAACAGTAGTTCCACCGTATTCACCTTTAATGTATTCTGGTTTAACTTTCCAAGAAGCATATGTACCAGAACCAACGGTTGTAGTGATGTTCAATACAAGAGATGTACCGCTGTAACTTGTGACTGAACCAGTCATATAGATGCTAGAAGAATATTCTACAGTAACCATATCGCCAGCAAGATAACCAAGACCAGTACCTACTGTGAAAGTCTTGGCACCAGTACCGATAGTGTTAGAAGTTGTACTTGTAGAAGCACCTTGCAGTAAGTAGTTACCGCCAGAATCAGTTACAGTTAAATCAATTACAAAAGAATCTCTTTCTAACCCTGAAGCGCTTACAGTATGAGTTCTATTTAATAGAGCTGCAGGAATACCAACGTAACCTTTAGCTGTACCGTAGTAACCATCGGCAACTTCACTAATAGAAACTAATTCATTCGCCAAGAAACCGTGGTTCGGGAAATATACACGAACTAGGTTAGTCCATGGAGTGATCTCAAACGGGTTATTAGTCAGTGTAACGTCTAGTGGAGGAACAGCTTTTAGTAAAACTTCCGCTTGAGAATTAGTTTGGAACTTAGCTTTCTTAAGATTGAATTTGATATCTAGAAGAGCGTGAATTTCCCACTCTTTTGCGTTCTGAGAAGCATACAGAGAACCAGTTAATGGCTGGCCAGCGATAGTGTTACCAGTAACCATATCAACTTGTCCCATTTCTGAAACATAAACTTGGCTTCCTGGTTCGTCGCACTTAACAACGAACGCATATGTCTCACCTTCTTGTAGATAGATTGGAGACTTAAAGTTAAACGTTGTCGCTGTTAAGCTGTTAGTAGAAACATTAATTTCTGATGGGTTCAGCGTAACTTCAGAGAAAGGAATAATCTTAGAAGAAGGAACACCGTTATCAGTATTTCTTAATTCAACAGAAATTGGTCTTACGCCAACCTTAGAGAAATATAAATCTAGAGATGTTACAAACACACCACCTGCTGAAGAAACAGTAAACGTTTGAGCAAGAGGGTCATAACGGTATTGGTAAATAATTCTAGAACTTGTAGTTGTTCTGCGAGTTGGTGGTAGAGACTGAGTGTCTTCGTATGTATCAGCCTGAGTAAATACTGCGCTTCTTGTAGAAACAATAGTACGTTCTTTACTTAGAGAAATACCTTGCGCATAGTAAGTTGTAGAACCAATAGAATCCCAGAAAGAATTGCTATTAGATTGGTTATCGGTCAACTTAAATACACGCTCGCCAGTACGGAAAGATAGCTCGTCTGTTTCTGGAAGATAGAATACACCAACTGCAACGCCATCAGCGTCAGTAATAACATCATCACCAGGCTTCTTCATTGTAGAAGCAATAGAGGCTGAAGAGTTACCGTTAATAGAGATAACGTCTACAACGTTAAGCGCAGTTGTGCCGCCGATGTTAACAGTACCTTGTAACATATCACCAACACCAAAACCGTTCTTGATGTTAACTACTTTAATTTCTTGCTGAATTGGTCCAATTGAGTCAGAAGAAATAATTTCTCCACCAGACACAACAACACCAGAAGCACGTAGACGGTACAACATACCAGTCTTACTTTGAGTGTAAGAACCAGTGCTATAAGAACTGAACGCATCAATGGCAGAACCGTCAATATTAGCTAATGTTAATTGTTGACCAGAGATCGCGATAACTTTAAACTTCTTAAGGTTAAGTTCTTTAGACATCGCTGCAGTATTAGAGATACCGATACTTGCTGGAATGTTTTGGTTATCTTGTAAATCGTCTAGGTTTTTAACGTTATACGCATTGTGGTTGTCCATGTTATAGAACATAACGTGGTGACCAACTGCAATGTTAGAAGTATCTGCGACCACTAGAGTGAATTGGTAACCAGTACCAGTTAAGTTAGTAATAGACTGGACGCTAACTGCAGTGTGTAAGGGGTTAGTTACAACATCGCCAACAGAGAACGATGGTTCAATCTTACCCTTGTATGCTCTTCTTGGATCATCCGCAAGAATACCACCAATGATATTGTTGAAGTTAAAGTCAATTAGAGTGTTACTTGTACGCTCTACGATGAAGCTGTCTGCAGGTTGAACATAATTCTTAACATCAATGTTATCGAAGAATGGCCAGAATTGTGTCTTAGCTTTTAGGTTTTGTGCATAGAATGTAACAGGTCTTGCGCGCATGTAAGGGATATAAGACATATCCACCACGCGATCGCCGTAGTCTTGTGCGTTTACAGTAGAAGATAGAGAAGTGTTAATACCGCTTCTGTAATCATAACCGCTGTAATTGGTAATTGTAGTTTCGTAACCAGTAACTAAGATGTTGCCGTCCCAAACTCTTGACTCGCTCTTGTTTGTAGAAGAAGTTACAGATGTCCAGTTAGTCTGCCATTCGTTCCACTTAGTACCAGTTACACCAGCTTCAGCTGCCAAGAATTGAATAGCATCATAGTTGTTATCGTCAATAGCAACTAAGTCTGGTCGACGGTCAACTGATTTCCAGTTGTCGCCTTCTGGGAATAGGTTGATTTGACCTTTTAGTGCACCCATGGCCATGGCTTGAATGTCCATAGCGCGTGTTGCGTTGTTATTAAAAATAAAGTCAGATTCAGTGAAAGGTAGAGTGATTAAGTCGCCAGTCTTTTTATATCCCTTAAACGCACGGTCGCCACCAGAAGCTAGATCTTCAACAATTTCTAGGGCAGTTGTAAAGTGCATTGGGCGAAGAACTCGTGTTGAAGAATCAACAGCAACGCGATAATCTACGTTCTTAACATCGCCGATACCGTGACCAGTGAATTGGTCAACGATGAAACCGTTCTTAAACTTATCCAAACCAGTAGATGTGTCTCTGATTTGCATAGTTGCAGTATCTTTTTCTAACAAGTTAAGAGTAACGTAATACTCAAGGTTAGCGATACGACGGTCTAATTTACCAATATCACGCATTGTGTAACGACGGTTATCTCTTTGAGAAATAACAACGTTGCTTACAGTTTTAGTGTATGGTGGAATAATTAGAGAAGCTAGAACCATACCCTCTTTAGGGTCTTCTGGTTCTTGTGGAATTGCCGCTGGAACACCTTTGATAACATTGAAGCGACCAATAGAGTCTAGAACAATCTTATCACGGCGACCAAGGTAATACGCCACTGGTGCTTGTGCATCAGAACCAATTTTAGGAACTTCAGGAGTGAATGTATTTTCGCCATCTAAAATTGGACGGAAGTCTAACACATCAGACAAACATGTCTCGCGTTTCTTACCAGTAGCTGGATCAGTAATTGTGAACGATGGAATGTCTTTATATGGAACACTAGCGTATGAATCTACAGAGAAATAATTACCAAACGCTGCAGTAACTTCAAACCAATCGTACTCAACGCTTAGAGCGCCAGAAGGTGCTTGATATCCTGGCTTCAGAATAAGTTTAGCGTTTGTATAATGTGTAGCTCTTTGACCGTTATCTAAAGTATAACGCTCAGTAATATCAATAGAGTTATTGGTGTCGTATGCTGTGTAATTTCCAGGAGTCATACGAACACTCTTTAAACGAAGAGCGTCTGCTTTTCTAAGTTCAACTGTAGAAGCTGAAACTAATTTCTTACCAACAATCGTTTCAACCCAAGTGTCTTTTAGAACCTTTGTCTTTTCTTGCGCTGCGCTATTTTGTTGTTGTACAGATGCAACAAGATAGAAGCTACCATTGTTAACACCAGCAAAGTCAACACGCTTTCTAAGAGCGTCGTTGTCAAAAGTAATGTTAGCAGTTGTAATATTTACAGGGAGGTGAGTCGCGTTATCAATCAACAAGAAGTTTGATAGATCAGAGTCAGATAAGAAAGTTTCATTAGTTGTTGTAATTTCAAAAGAAACTTTATTAATCGCAGTTGAAGAGTTAGGGAACTTACGACGAACAACGATAGAAGAAGACTTAACAGTATCACCACCAAGTTGGTCTTGGCCACGTAATGTTTTAACAGTAGTATAACCGATTGGGAACAATAGGGTTTCGTATGATGGGTCTTGTAGCGGTGCAGTAAATTGACCAACAGTACCACCAGTAACAGAAGCTGCAGCGTTGGCAGTTAAAACTAGAGTTAAGTTGTTAGTTACTGAAGATACTTGACCAACGTATGTATTGTTCAAGTATAAAACATCACCAGCCTTTAAAGAAGACTGGAAGTTAGTACCAACACCAGTTACTGTTGTTGATGCAGTGCTAGATGTTGCAGAACCGATCAGCGGGTTTAGTATTGGAGACGCATCGCAAGTAAATGGGTTAGTGCTAGTTGCACCAATACCAGTAATACTCTTAACATCACCTTCAAAAGAATAACCGCTGTACATCTTAATATCAAACAGACCAAGTTTGTAGTCTGTGTTTACACCAGCAGTATAATCAGCTGAATGTAATTGAATAGACTTAACGCGAGCTGTACCGATGATATTAGAGGCAACAGGTGCATTACCTGCAGTAGAAAGAGTCTTTACAAGATATACCTTTTCAAAGTTAGTAATATCTGGAGTTTGGAATAGGTTTTTAACTTTAACCCAATTACCAACGCTCAATCCAATAGGACTGTCGTCTAGTCGCGCAACGTGGTTGTTTTCTTCACCATTAATTTCACGGGCTTTATCTAAAGTTACAAACTGCGAAGTAGTAGATTCAATTTCGTAACCTTGAATGTAGGCTTTACCTGGATCGACGACTAAAACAAAGTTGTCGTCGTTACCATAAGTAATACCGTCTTGTGGTGCACCGATAAGTTCTTGATACACGCCAAAATTAGTACCATCGTTTAAGTGCTCACGAACAGATAGTTTGAACTTATTTACTTCGTAGTTACCAGACTCGTCATATGTTCTACGCGCTAGAGTTTTTTCTAGTTCAGCATATGAAGATTTATCAATCTTATGCTGGATGCGACCATCAACAACGCGAAGAAGCTCAACGAAACGAATGGCGTCTGTTGCAACTAATGGAAGTTTGACAAGAGATAATTTGATTTGCCAACGGTGGGCACCTGGGGCTGCGAAGTTGTAAGAACCAGTCGCGTTGTCTAGGATAGAGTCGTCATCTTCTGGGGCAACTGTTTCTTCAGAAACTTTAAAACCAACACGGCATGAAGGAGTGTTGGTAAAACGACCTGCGTACATTTTAAGGTCATCGTTTCTAACGAAAATACCATCAATGTAATAAATACCAGCTTTCACTTCAACGCTATAAGCATAACCTAAAACGTCAGAAGAAGAATCGCCTTGATAAGTTGTGCCAGTCTCGCCAGCATCACCAAGAATACGAACAACTGCAGTAATATCACCGAGTTGATCTTCAGTTAAAATAAAGTTTGTTGAAATCTGGTTATCTTCTTCATATGCGATAATGTTTTCGCCAGGTAATAGACGGTTAGTCGTATTATCAGAAGCTGTACCCTCAACTTTACAGTAAAGGGTAGGAACGTCGAAATTCTCTGAAATGATATCAGCCTGCGCAGTAGTATCCAACACGCGCATCTTAACACCAGAAGTTTCGCCAGTTACAATCTTATTCTTGAATGTTTCAATATAAGTTGTAACGTCAATAGTACCAGTAAACTGTTCAAGTTTAATGAAGTGTACCTGATTATCTGCATTAACAGAACCAGGAATTACTTGTGAACCATTTTTGAATACGTGATCGCCAAATCTTGTAACCTGATTTTGCAGGATAGTCTGAATTTGCGTTAATTCACGGGCTTGAACCGCATAGCTCGGGCGGAAAAGAATTCGGTAGAAATCTTTCTCCGCGGAATAGTCGTCAAAGTACGGTTCGGTATTAAAGTCAAGTGCCATTCTTCGTTCTCTTTAAGAAGTTATAACTGTTTATTATTTATTCTTAGAAATTAATAATCGTTCTAAGAGTAATTGTTTCGTCGCCAGAAGGTGTAAACCCTTGTTTATTGTCAATATACATCATCTGTCCAGAATATTTATCCACTGTCGGGTAACCGATAGTTGTTGCAGTGAAATTATATGTTACATATTGAGTATTAATAAACACGTCACTGTTTCCTGGAATATCGTTGTCCAACGATTGCACAAGCGCAGTAGATGGAGTGATAGAAACTATACGATATCTTTTCTTAGATTTTGTTGATCCAACATATGTTAGAGAACAGAATCCGTTTTTCTCAGTACCAGTCATGTGAGTTGGTGGTACAGAACCTGTTAAACCAGAAACAACCACCGTGTAAATTCTATCTTCATAATATAAGAAGTCGCCAAGATAAACGTATTGAGTTGGTTCCCAAACAATACTTGGATTATTTGTTCGCTCAACGTAAACTTCATCGTCGCGTTTGAACTTTGTGGTGTCAATAGGTGCTTGAACGATATAGCAGCAAGAACCAACAGTTCCTTGGAAAACTTCCAATCCATTAAACACACGTGGGTTTTTAATGATACCAACCTGACGATAGTCGTTAGAAACAACCACGCCTTGGTTTAAGTCGGTAGAAATATTTGAATACAACATTAAAGAAGTTGCAAATAATTCTTCAGGGGCATTTTTACCGTGCCCGCCGAATGGAGAAACAATAGCTCTTAGCGACGCGCCATTACCGTTGCCAGTAATAATTACGTCAGCCCATGTATATCCAGAACCTCTATTTACGATATTAACTTTCTTAATCGCTTTAGTGTCTGGGTCAATGACAGCAACTGCCTCGGCGCCTTCACCATCGCCATAGATTGAAATGTTCGCAACACCATACGAGTAACCGCCAGAAATAATAGCGATGGCGTCAATTGTACCTTCTGGTGTTAAAATTTCATTATTCGCTTGCTGAGAAGAAATCGCGCCAAGAGAAAGGTCAGCTTGCAAAGAAGCACCAACACCGTCGCCTGAAACTGTCAATTCAGCTTTAGTATATCCAACACCTGGATCATCAACCACGATATAAACTAGCTGACCATTCGCAACGATTGGAGTAATTTTTGCTTCGGATTTAGCAGTGTAAAAACCAATTTCGGCATCTTTACCAGTGGCATCAATAAATGTTGCCTTTGGTGTTTCTGAATACCCTGCACCGTATCTTAGAACGGCATAACCAGTTGCAGTTTCTCCATCTCTTCTAAGAGATGCTGGAATACCAATGTACTGTAAATTAACAGCACCGTTCATTACTGTACCAGTACTGTGCGTCGGTTCAGAAGAACCAGTCAAACCACCGTTCAAACACTTATACATTCTGTTTGATACATAGACAGTTTGATTTGCTACAACCGTTGTGTTTGCGTTCCAAGCTGGAGAAGTGACAACTGTACCAGTACTGTGCGTCGGTTCAGAAGAACCAGTCACACCAGCTTGAACTACTGTGTATAAATTAGAACCATTAGACAATTGGTCGTTAGTATATACTTCGCTAAATGAAGAATATTGTGTACCAAATGTCACTGTTGGTGGCAGAACGTAATCATAACCAGCGTTAATAACGTATGTTGAAATTACTTTATCTTGATAAATTTTAGATTTAACAACAGCAAAAGTACCATCGCCTGTAATATTAACATCAGGTGGTGTCAAATAACCAGAACCAGAGTTAACAATAATCACATCTCTGATAGAACCTCTCAACGAGATGTCGCTAATAACCCCAGTTTCAACAGTTGCAGTTGCAGAAGCCGCAGCGCCACTACCACCAGTTATAGTTACAACTGGGCTTGTATAACCAGCTCCACCATTAGTTACAATAATCTCAGTGACTGGAGAACCAGACATAACTGGAGTTAGAACTGCACCAGTACCAGAACCTTCAACGAGGATAGTTGGCGCTGATGTGTATCCGGAACCTTGGTTAATCATCATAACGTCTGTGATGGTGCCGCCAGTTAATATAGCTTGAACCTGCGCGCCAGTTCCACCACCACCATATACAGTTAATACTGGGGGAGTTAGATATCCGGAACCACCGTTAGTTACAATAACATCAGACAGGTTAAACGTTCCAATGACTGCGGTTGCCTGCGCGCCAGTGCCAGTACCGTCTAAAATTGTAACTGTTGGCGGTGTTAAATAACCAGCACCGCCAGTTGTTACAGTTATTTTAGTAATATTTTTAGGGTTAACTGTGGTTACAGAACCCTTTAAAGTTGAACCGATATATCTTAAAGCTGCTGTTCCATTCAACACTGTACCAAATCGATGGTTTGGTTCATATGTTGTAGTTGTACCAGGCGTCATGACCTCATAGAAGTCTTTATCTGAGTTAAAAACTTTCTGGCCAAGGGTTAATGGGCTAACTACTGTAAATGGAGAAGCCCCAGTTACAGGGTCGCTAAAAATAATAGATGGAGTCTGGTAACCAGTACCTTGTTGTACAACAGCTGCGCCAGTAACGTAAATTGGATCAGCTTCTCTGTAACCATCGCCTAAAACGGAAACAGTGGCTGATGTATAGTTCTTACCACGGTTCGCGATAAAGATGTTATCAATTGTACCGTTTGAATAGAAGTGATTAGTCAGCGCTGATACAACAGGGATATATTCATCAGTGTAGAATTTGTTGCGAAGGTTAATTGGAATGTTGTACATGAACTTCCAGATATATCCGTCGCTAGTTTCAAATGGGTCTAAAGCCGTACCTGTTGGTTTTACAGTAGATCTAGAATTATTATTGTTGTCTAGGCACTTATAAACATTATATTCGTCTGTAACCACATAAAACGCAGCCTCTTCAATTTTCTGTTTTCCAGTTGAAGAAATACCAATTTTTGGTTTTAGCACCGCACCTGAACCAGAAGAAGAAGTAATTACGATAGTTGGTTCTGCATTATATCCATAACCCCTAGAAGTGAGAGTAATACCTGCAATCTCCCCATCTTCAACAATAGTTACAACTGCAGTTGCACCTGAGCCGCCACCACCTTCAATGGATAAAGAGATATCGTAAATATCAATATATCCTGTACCACCAGAAATAATATCAACGCCGATGACCTCGTCGCAATATTGATCGTCATACATATCATACAATTCGTTATCAACCCACTCTCTACGTGGAATAACGAAAGCGATATCTGAAGGTCTGATTTCTTTCAGAGTGATGATTTCATTACGAACATCGTGTTCATATTTTAAGCTGTCAATTGGATATGGTGGATTATCTTCATCAGTCCAACCGAGGGTTTTTCCTAGAAAGTAATAATACGACCCAGTTCTTGTGACTAGGTCTCTATAAACACCCTCGGCGAGAGACTTATGAAGAATTGTTTTAACTAATGCTGTATTAGCCATGCTTTACCTTATCCGAATTGACAGTAAAAATATAATATAGATTAAACGAAAATATCAGCTTACAGTTACTTTCCAAGTAATAGCGATAGTATCACCAGCCTGCTTAGTAACAGTTGGGAAAGTTGTGCGGCAAAGCATAGTGCCTGCAGTAGAAGCGTTGAACACGCCAGCCTCAGTAATCGCACCAGTACCAGTACCAGCTGGGAAAGTTGCAGTGTAAGTAATGTCGTTAGTACCTTGAACTGCGCCAGACAAAAGAACACGAGCTGTTTGAGTGCCTAAAGCCGTATCACCAACGACTGCAGTTGCAGTACCAGTACCAATACCCATGTGCGTCATAGCGACTGGGTTGTTAGTAGTAGTTGCAATCATCTTACCAGCGATATAGTTTTTACCAGTTGTAACAACTAGGTTTTTCACCTTGTGTTCTAGAACCAATTCGCCAGCAGCGTTAAATTGTTGAATATGTACAGCACCAGTTGCCTTGATACCGTCTTCTTGAATCATGTTATCCATAAAATCTCCTTAATTAAAACTGCTGTTGTAAACCAGCGTTGTATGTTAAATCTTCAAAGTAGCCACCTTCATCATATGGGTCTTTGAAAAGATATCCACTTTCTGTTAAGCTACCGACTGTTGTGTCTTCAGTATATTTAGTAAAGGTTATTGGAACGTTACCACCCAAAGTAACGTTATCGTTAGCTATACCAACTGAATCGCTTGTCGGTACAACCATAGTGAACTGCATAAACACTTGTCCAGCGGTTCCCCACGTTGCGTGGCCAGCAACAGGTTTATCATCAGCGTTATCCCAATTTAATCCAACATTGAGAGTCGTTACCTCGGTCTCAGTTAAAGTTTCAGTCAGCCCTTTAGTGAAATTCCAATAAGTCTCATTCAACGTACCCATATTGGAATGAGAAGGTGTTACAGTTTCCGTTCCAAGGTCTTTAGACAAAGTCTTAAAGAATATGCTGTCATCAAAACCTGAACTTCCATCTTCTTTAGCAGTTGTATCCGCTAAATCCTTAATGAAATCCCAATAAACATTAGTTGTATTTGGATATACAAAACTGAATAAGGTAACACCAAGAGATTTGACGAAAGCAGAGAAACCAATATTTAAATCGAAGAAGTTCTGAATGCTGTATTCGCCGAACATGGCCATGCCAGAAGGGTGAAGCATAGTGCGAACGACTGATGCGTATGTTTCAAGTTGCTCGTCAATTTTTAGAACATACGAGAATGCTTGGTAGTATCTAGAGTCTTGGATGAACATAGAGTCATCTAAGAAGCCGTCATTAGTTTTATAGTATCCTGGATATTTAGCAACAGCGCCAAGAGAAACGTTAATAACTGCTGGGTTTTCTGCAGCAGCGTCTTCCGAGTCTGTAAAGAACTGACGAATTACTGTACCAACGTATGCGCCATCAGACCAATTGTAGTCCCAATAGTCACCAGCGTTAACATAACCAACTTCATTGAATCCAGTTGTAGACTCAAACATATAGTAGTCATACACGGATCCTAAAATCGGTTCACCCTGAGCACCAGAACCAGTTGTGTCGCCAGGAGCATTAACGATTGTTAAGAATGCATTTGTATAACCAGAACCGATATTATCTACTATAATTTCCGTAACAATGCCACCCTGTATTACAGTGTGAGCTGCGCCACCAGTACCGTCGCCACCGACAATAACTGTTGGAGGTGCAGTATAACCAGAACCACCAGCAATTACATCGATCTTACCAATAATGTCTGGAGTAAGTTGGAATGAGTTAGAAACGTTACCAGTTGATGTGTCTTTCTTTCTAAGTTTATTAGAAATAGCAGACGTTGGAGAAACTGTTAAAGAGAAGTCCGTGTTGTAGTGTAATCCGAACTTAATGACGTCAATTGTTTTAAGCCCACCGTTGTCATAAATTGTTAGAACCTTAAACCAAAGAGGCGTACCTTCACCAGAAGAAATCTGGAACACTTGACCAGGTTTAAAACCTTGACCCGCTTCATGTATTCTTAATCGCGCAGTACATGGTAAAATTTGCCCCTGGAACACAGCGCCGAACTTAACAGTATCACCTGCGATAACATCGCCGTAGAAATTTCTATCTAAGTAGATTTCCCAGATATTTTGCGACTCGTCGAATATGTTTACTTGTTCAACGTTTGCAGTAATTCTGTTTGCCGATACCACATTTTTTACGATATCTGTACGGTAGATTTTCTTTGATGTTTGAATATCTACGGTTTTACCGATAAGTGTTTTTGGATCACCAGCATCAACGCGAACAAAGATAGATACATCCTGTTTCCACTTACCATCGGAAATACGAAGCATTCGTTTTCCAGGATAATCCATGTAAACATCTTTACCGAACAAAATACGGAATAGAAGTTTATAAGAGGCTTCAGAACCTTTTGCTAGATATTGATCCTTAACGTGTTTAAGCAAAAAACGTTCTTTAGTTTTATTCGAATCAACTGGGAAGTTGTTCGCCAATTCCATTTTAAAGTACGTAATGAACTCATCTAGAGACTCATCAATGTCTTTAGTTTTTACCAGATCGACAGCTTGAGTGTCAAGATATTCGTAGTATGCCTCTAAGAAAGAAACAAACGTTGGATAATTTGCTCTTACAAATTCTGGTAGTTGGGAAGAGACCTTATCAGATAAGGCAATACGGTCTCTTCCGTAATATGGCGTTACTCTATGTGTCATATTTAAATCTGTCTGATAGAAGTGAAGACGTAATTTTTACCAGCTTGGTTAGAACCAGCCGCAGTCATATCGTTAACAACGTTTACAGTTAAGTGTTCTCTATCAACTTGTACAATTTGGTTATACGCTGGAACAACGTCATACGCTTCTGGTCTAAGAATAAATTCGAAAGAAGCATCAGCCATAGAAGAAATAATCAAGTTTCTAACAATAACTGTACCAGTATCGTATATAACAGAACCGATTGTTGGGTTGACAATAACTTTATTTTGGTTCGCGTCAAGGTAGAATAAACGTAGATTACCAACACCATCGTCATCAATGTAGTGAATATTGGCAGTGTTTGGAATATAGAAACCAGTCGTCATTACAGACTCAGAAGGAATCTCTGAACGGTAAATCGGGTTGATCATCGTTAATTTATATTCTGAACTGATGTTATAACGTGGGGCAAATTCACGACGAACTAGAATTTTAGTCGTGTTGTTAACGATAGCTTGGTCTGCCTCGTCAATCAAACGAACCAATTGAGAGTAACGCATAATACCATCGAACTTTTTAAGGTTCTCGTCGTCGTAAGTGTAAATAGAATCACGAATAATTGTCTCTAACTGAGCTGGAGTCTTCTCAGAAACTTTAGCGTTGTAGTACGCAGTAGTAGAGATTTGAACTTTGAAGTATTCTGGGTCTACGAATTCTGGTGTAATAGAAACGATAGACTTCGGAGCAATAATGTTATATTGGATATAATCTTTTTGCGCTTGAGTTAGTTTAGATGCATCTTTTGGTTTGATGCAAATAAAAGTCTTACCATAAATTGGAGGGTCGTTATCTTCACCACCCCAAACAACGATTGAATCCGCTTGAGGGTAGTTTTTATAGATTAGAGATTTATAGTCTTCAGTTGTAACTGCCCTGTTCTGAGCAGCGTAAAGTTTTGGAGCATTGAACTTAATAGAGTTAATATCTTCAGGTTCAGAACCACCATAAGCTGGAGATTGAGCAACAACAGTTAAACCAGAACCAAGAAGCGCAGTACCAGCATACGAGAATGTATTTGAACCGTTTGGTGCATCCAAACTAGAAACATAATACTCAATCGACATGTAGTTGCCGTCTACTGGTTTATAACCAACAACTCCGTCGCCGAAATAAATTTCATACAATCCACTGTCAAGTTCTTTGACGAAATAAACTTTACTTGTACCGTCAATAGATGTAATAGATTCTGTTGTTTGATATACAACATATGAGTCATCGGATGGCGACTCTCTCATCTTAATTTTAAGAGTTGATAGGTCTACGTTTTTATTAGGGATAATATATCTCATTCCGTTTTGGATGTTGTAGTTAAACACCAAAGGAATACCTTCAATTAAGTCAACGTTGTTGAATGTATAAGAGCCACCAGCTGAAACTGTCGTAACGTCAGATACATTATAGAAAGTGTAAGAAATACCATCAATAGATGTTAAGAACGGTTGACCCGCAGGTAATGTTACAACGTCTGGGTTGTATGTTGGGGCTGTAATCGTCGCGTTCACAACAGCTTTTGCACACTGAGCTGAGTTTGGTAGATACCCTAACATCTTCGCCAAAGAAACTACAGAAGAACGCTTAGACGCTGAATCTAAGAACATTTCGTTTACAGCTAAGTTGGTGTATAATGCATTGTAGTGAGTATTATATGCTAACACATCCAAAAGAATAGAGAACGATGAACCCTCAAAATCGTAGTCTTGGAATTGTTCTTGACCTGCAAGGAAATTCTTAAGATTACTTTTAATTGCATCAAAGTCTAGGTCATTAACCTTAATACGTTTATTATTAGCCATTTATCGAGTTCTTTCTAGCATGAATTCTAGTTGTAGCGGACGTTCGGTGTTAACAATTCTGAAGACGATGTTAACATATAAAGAATTATTTTCTGGCGAAGCGATTACATCAACGTCGATTAGTTTAACTCTTTGTTCAAAGTTGGAAACCAAATCAATGATCGTTCTTCTAACAATCAAAGAAGTCATAGGTGTTATTGGTTCAAAAAGAGCCTGACGGATCGGTGAGCCAATTTCACTATGAAAAGGTTTTTCATAGTTTCTTAGTTGGATCAGATTTTTAAGAGCTTGCTTAATAGCTTCATCATCTTTTTTAATAGTCACATCACCCGTAATTGGGTGAGGTCTAAAATTCAAGTCTAAATCTGAAAAAAGTCTTGTATTGCGTGCCATATGATTATTTAGGTTATTCTATGTAAGAGTTGGTTGCAGATTCTTCCACTTCAACATAATCTCCATCATTCAATTGATCGCCTTTTCGTATAATAGCAAACCCCTCAACGTATGTCTTAGAAGAACCTGTTATTGGGTATCTTTCCGTTTGTTGGTGCGTGGTGGAACCACTGGAGTGCGCTTCATATTGACATAGCGGGGATAAAGCCCCGATTAACTTACCATTATAATATGTCTTTTTAATCGGTGTTGTCACCATGGGGCTTGGCGGAAACCCGTCATGCCCCCTCGAAAGATCTCCAAGTTTAGCAATACCTGCCATCACTTACCTTTCGGTGGAATCTGGTTTAGTAGATAGAACCCGTAAGGAAGACCAGCAGCATTGCGCTTATATGTTGAGTCGTTAACCATAGTAAACGCTTGCGCTCGGTTGTTGTCTTTTCTATACGCAATATGTATCCAACATTTATCTGGGAAACGATACTCTAAAATTAATTGGTCGTATGGAATCAATCTTTCAATCTGTTGGATTAATTCATACGTTTTATTGTAAGTGTCTGGATTTTTAATTTGAATATCAACACAATGACCCTTACAGTGATCTGACGTCGGAGATTCGTTGGAAACAACACCCTTTAACCTGTATCCAGAAGTTATAACCCATTGTCTATTATACCCAGCCAAACCTCCTGGCATAATATCTACAATCTTCTCTAGAACATTGTTTGCAGTGTCCGCCAAGTTACCGACAATTTCTTGTACAGTGTATAGACGCTCAGTTGCATTCTTGTTAGGTTTCAACATTTGCGGTGTTAGTTTATGTTTACCGCCAACACCACCAGATATCATCATACCAAGGGTAAAGTTCTTAGAGAGGTGATAATCATCAGTGAAATCCTTTGTTGTAAGAATTAGAGATTTATCAACATTCACTGTTGTACTTGAACCACCAGTGATAGAAACCGTTCCTTCATCTGCAGTTGCCGATGCAGGTTTCTCCACACCTTCTTCTTTTGAAATCTTATTCTGTTGGGCTCTTCCTTCTGGAGTATCCCAATCGTCAGGGGTTTCGATGACGTTTTTGGTTTCAAATTCTCTCGGTGGCGCAATACTGTATGGGATTGAAGCGTTTAAAGGAATACCAGCAGCAGGGGCAGTTAAATCAACATTTTCAACATCATTAGCTCCAGCCGCACCATTACCGAATTGACCTTCTTGATAGTCCATACTCATTACACCACCTGCAAGAATGCTAAATTCTCCAGTGGATTCAATATTTGTAGAACTACCTTTTAACGATAATCCAGAAACAGCTTGCGCGTTTAAGACGCTTTGAGATTTTAGGTTTAATGAGTTTGAGTCTAGAGAACATTCTCCACCAACTTTAACTTTAAAATCCCCGCCAACTGCTAAAGAAAAGTCATTAGCAACACCAACCTCTAAGTTATTACCAACAACCAACTTCGCGTTCTGCGCAACTTCAATATTGGCATCTGAACGAGCTAAAATGTTTGTTTGACCATCAACTGTTATGTTACACTCACCCGCGACACGAATACATCCATTTTGCTCCATTAAAATAAAGTTATCACCAACGATATAATTTACCTGAGTGCCATTAGCATCAACTTCGGTAAACGTACCAGAACGGTGATAAGTGTGTAGACGTTCTTGACCAGGTGTATCGTCAAACTCTTGAATATGTCCAGACTCAGTCTCAAAAACTTTATTGTACGGGTATTTTGCCCCATACGCTGCCAGTGGTTGGTCCCAGCTTGTTCCAGCTGCTGTTGGAACACCAACAACGCGTTTAGAGTCTTTAATACCAACAACAGTGCCATCTATAATACCGCGTGCTAGACGATTAACGTCTGGTTCGCCGAGGTAATCTCTTAAAGGATACTTGTTATTTGGGTCACGGAAACCTATACTGAAAGAACCAGTTGTAATTGATTTCTTAGATGGTCCTGGTTTTCCGTCTGCTTCTTCGAACGGAGTGTCTGGTGCTTTTGCACCAGCGTCTTTAACAACGCCACCACTCGTCTCCACACCATAAAAGTATTCATAGTAAGATAGTTTTCTCGCGGCGATATCTGGTGAGTTCACACCAACTGCTTTTTTCGCAGCATAAAACCACCCTGGGTTTTCATTAGGGTTTAGTTTAGATGAAACTCTGTCTTTAAGGTACAAAGCTGCCACCGTAGCAGAAATATTAATATCATAATCCAGAGAATCTGGATTGTTAACAATATCAATATCCAACCCCATAGCATTAGCCAGGTCGTTATACTTCTTATAGTTAGAATAACCAGTCAACTGGATGAACCCACGACCATAATATTTACCGCCATCGGCATCCGTCTTATGTCCAAAGAAACCCTTACCACGTTTTGTTGGTCCATAACACCAAGAGAAGAATTCTTCTCTAGTCATACCCTTCTTAACAGCGTTAGAGTATTTCTCAACATCATCGTCGGTTGCAAAAGAAAAAATCTGCTTTAAACGAGCTGGAGTATAATTGTAAGATTCTTTCTGTGGAATCCATCCAGTCTCTCCACCAGCGATACCCAACAACGCGCATTTTTGTTCTTTAGTAGTCAAACCAACTTTATCACAAGCAGCGATAAGTGCTTTAATACCTTGCGATGCCTTCGCCTGAGTATTTTTAAACGAAGGTGGTGGGATAGTTGGAATTGAATTATTAGTTGGTGTATTTTTAACAGTATCTGCTTTAGTTGCAACGGCAGTCGCACTGACGATAGTTTTTGATTCCGCCACGTATTTCGCGTTAGCGAGTGGTGGATAAAAATCTATTATGTTCTCGCCAAAATCACGTACTTCTGTTGTGATTGTAATTTGTGTACCACTATCAATAGAAACAATAGTTGTACCTTCAGTAATACCATATCCGTTAACACGCATGTTAGCTGTTAGGTCTTTGGTTAGGTCAGTTCTTCCTCTGTTATTTGGGTCATAAAACGTGATCTTATTACCAGAAGTTGGTCCTTTTATACTTCTTAGAGAAACTGAGGTGCTCGCTGATTCAAGAATTGGTCCAGAATCATCAAAGTCAATAGGAACTGGTTCTGTGGCAATACCACCAACGGCACCAAGGATAAGACCTTGTTGCATAGTATCGTCGAGGTATGTAACAACAACGGAAGTTCCTTCAACTGGTCCAACGTAGCTGAAACCAATACCGTTCATGGCAGCTGAAGTTGTTGGTTGAACCGAAGCACACCAAGGTAAATCTGAAGTTGGTAGTAAGTTTTTATCGTGAGTGTGTAAACCGACAACACGGACTTGACAACGACCCAACTCTAGTGGATCGCTTCTGTTCTCAACGATACCAAAATAAATGTTCATAATGTTTAACCTAATTTCTTAATAGAAGAATCTTTAATGAGTTCAATAGCGCACTCATGACCTTGTATAGTTATAACGTGATTTATAGCGGAGATTAGATATTTACCAGAATTAATCTTATCAATCATATCTGCTTGGGACTCTGAAGATCTAAATGGTTGTAATTTCGTCATTGTAACTTTAACAACTTTACCAACCGTGTAATCCAGTCGACCAGCAACTCTAATAGTCATCTTATTAGATTCAGCCATCTTCAAGAAAGATACTCGTTCTTGAACAATTCTTGCGTTAGTTGTATCGCCGAATGAGGTGAATGTTTCAAAAGCTCTTGGATACAAAATTTGCCTTGCATTACTTCTATGAGTTGCCTTTGTAGAGAATAAAGGATTTGGGTTTAAGTGTTTCTGTGCGTCAAACCTAGACAATGCATTGTAGTTTCTAACGGTGTATGTTTTCTTTGTTGAGTCGTATGACA